CTCGCCTCATATACCGAAACTCAACAATTCGTCGACACGACAGAGATCCTTGTTCAGGGTCAACATCATGCTTGGCGAAGTCAGAGTGACGGGGGCGGACCCTTAGTGATGCTAACCACGCGTCACAAGGTTAAACCCGGGTACATGAACCAGTGGAGGGCTCAGGGCCCTTTCGTAGTCCAAGCTGGGTTAGGCGAACAGCCTAATTACCCAGTGCCAACTATCAAAGATGATAGTTATGGATTCGCGAAAGGGGCGACAGGGATCGCAAGATCCTTGCCGACAAACCCTGCTGCTCAACTTTCGACAGCTCTTGGAGAGCTAACGAAAGATGGGTTGCCCAAGATGATCGGGTCAAACGCATTCAAGAACCAGGTCAAAACCGCCCATAAGGCTGGTGATGAATACCTGAACTATGAATTCGGTTGGCTACCTCTAGTATCCGATCTCAAGAAGTTTGCCCATGCTGTGAAGCATAGGCACGAGATCATGCATGGATACTTGAAGTACTCCGATAAACAAATTCGGAGACGATACAACTTTCCTGCCTCGGCCGACTATGAAGCTGAAACTTACAATTCAGCTTACATTAACGCTGACTTCGAGTACAGATTGGGATGCATTAATCATGTATCCTCGTCTGTACGAGAGTGGTTCAGCGGGTCGTTTAGGTACCACGTGCCAACTCCTACCGATTTTGGTAGTAAGGCAGCCTACTATCAGGCAGAGGCCAGTAAGATCCTTGGCCTTGAACTAACGCCTGAAGTAGTGTGGAACCTAGCTCCGTGGTCTTGGGCCGTCGATTGGTTTACCAACACGGGAGATGTAATACATAATATCTCCCGTCTAGGTAAGGACGGCCTGGTGATGCGATATGGATACCAGATGTATCAGATGAAGACTAGTAGGCAGTTTAATGCCTACCAGAATTCCGCCTCTACCCCTGGTTTTGAGTCCAACTACTTCCGTGAGGAAGCAGTCAAAATCAGGTGGCGCGCATCACCCTATGGGTTCGGTGTCAGCTATAACGGTCTTTCAGACTCGCAAAAAGCTGTCATCGTCGCTCTGGGTCTAACCAGAGCGTTCTAGCGTCAACGAGCTTGCAACAGTAGGCTCGTCCCAACTCAACGCCCACACACGTGGGAAGTCAAGGTGTAAGATGTTCGCTGATCCTCAGAGTGTCACGATCGGTTCTGCCTTGAGCCTGCCCCGTATCGGGTCAGGTCTCAATTCCGGCGTCTTTCAGACGGCGGACGGTCTGGCGAAGATGTCCGTTACCCATGTGAATGGGAAGCGGAATCGCCACACTGCGCGAATCGATCTGGCGAAGGTTGCCGCCGATCCGCTCATCGCCGCACAGAACCTCCGTTACAGCGCGTCGTTTTATGTTGTACTCGACGTGCCAACGGTAGGGTTCAGTGTGGGTGAGCAGATCAGCCTTATTACCGGTCTTACTGGTAATATGGCGGCTACTTCCAACGCTAACTGGACCAAGTTTATTGGTGGCGAAAGCTAACCAATAGATAGGTCCAGCGACACTATAGGTGGGGTGGGGGGCCCAAAGACGTGCCCTCCACCCTTCCAGCGAGCATCTACCGGGACTGTTTACCCTCTTCATGAAAGAAGGAGACATGAAAAGCCTGGAACTGCTTTGGCGTTATCTGGCCGATGAACTGGCCAGATGGTGTCGCACAAGCACCACGGAGGACTATAAAAAGCTCCTCCGGCGGACGAAAACAGAGGGAGTATCGTTTTTGACGATTACTCTCCCTACCTTTGGAAAAGACTTCGAAAGATGTCTCGACCTAGGTTTCATTGACTCTCTCTCGTTTCGCAGCTTTGCGAAAGTACACGAGGGTACAATCCCTGCATTCTTGCAGGGTATGACCAGTCAAGTTTTCGACCGTAAAACAGGTAGGTTGCTCGAGGAGCCGAATATTGATTGTATTCGAGCTGTGCGTCAGCTTACGCTGATGTTCAGCAAGGTTGCAATCGATTGTACAGATGCCCGTAAGAGGGCTGCTGTACTAGGCTATCTCGAGTGTGAGAAGGAAGTGAGTGAGAAGAATGAAGAAACTAGCGTGGCGGCTCTTAACGAGCTGTCTGCTATGTCTTTTCACCTTTTCGGCAATATCTTTAATGAGGTCGAGCATCTGCTCACCTCAGAAAGATTGTTGCCGAATCACGGACCAGGCGCTACTGCGGATCGGCTCAGAGGAAACTCTAAGTTCGATATGCGGGAATGGCCTGTTCGGTTGAACCATAGTTTCCCTTGGGACAGCTATGCTATTCCGAATCCCAGGTATTCTGATACAGAGATGTATCAGGACCCTGCGAGACCGCGTTTTCACTTCCTCGAACCTGGTGAAGAGCGACCTGTGAAGGTTACTCTTGTACCTAAGACGCTGAAGACACCAAGAATCATTGCGATAGAGCCTACGGCAATGCAATACTGCCAGCAAGCTTTGCGCAATGCATTCTATGATCTTCTCGAAAGGCGTGAAGTCCCGGGCCATTTCTTTGGCGACGGGCTCAATGCGGCTTTCGGGATGATCGGATTCCAGGACCAAACGCCTAATCAGCGTTTGGCCAAGGAGGGATCGCTTTCTGGCGACCTTGCTACACTCGATCTGAGTGAAGCATCCGATCGTGTCTCCAATCTGCATGTAATGAGCCTGTTTTCGAGATTCCCTAAGTTACTTATAGGGATTCAAGACTGCAGGTCCACGAAGGCAGATGTACCTGGTCATGGTGTAATCCACCTGGCCAAGTTTGCGTCCATGGGTTCAGCGCTTACGTTTCCTGTGGAGGCGATGGTTTTCCTTACCATCATCTTCTTAGGAATACAAGACGCGCTCAACCGACCCCTGACACGGAGGGATATACTTACCTTCCGTGACTCGGTGCGAGTCTACGGGGACGATTTAATTGTCCCACGAGACTATGTGCTGTCCGTGATGAATCGCCTTGACCTATACGGTTACAAGGTGAACCACTCGAAATCCTTCTGGACTGGAAAGTTCAGAGAATCTTGTGGAAAGGAATTTTTCGCGGGCGTCGATGTTTCTATCGAACGCGTACGTATGGAATTCCCCTCATCACGGTCTGATGTTCAGGAGATCGTCTCACTCGTAAGTTTACGGAACCGCCTTTATGAGGCTGGTTTCCGTTCAACTGTTGAGTGGTTGGACAAGCAGGTGGAAGGTTTTCTTCCCCATTATCCGCTTGTGCGTCCAACGTCTCCCGTGTTGGGTAGGTGGTCCGATCTGGGGTATGAAACCCAGAAAATTGATCACCGCACTCATCGGCCCCTTGTAAAGGGCTATGTAGTGTCACCCAAGCCGCCGGCCTCACCGGTCAGTGGTCAAGGTGCCCTCATGAAGTGTTTGCTCTATCAGGGGCTTGAACCTCTTGATATCAATCACTTGGAACGTCAGGGACGTCCCCATGCCGTCGACATCAAGCTGGGGTGGTACCCTCCCTACTAAATAGGGAGAACCGCCTAGTAATAGGTGGTTAGATTCTAGGTATAAACTTCCTAGGATCTGGCAGGGCCTGCAAACAGTGGATCTATTAACTGTGGCCCAAGCTGGGATGTTCCCACGCTTAGTTCGTTGGTTTTCTTGTTTCGTTCCTGAACTCCCCATTGGGAAGTATTC